GCTTCTTTTTCTCTTGCTTCATTTTCTAAACGAATTTTTTCTTGTTCCGCTTCAAAAGCTTTTTTATCTTCAGCTTCTTTAATCAAAACATCTAATTGTTCTTCAGTTGTTTCATCAGTGAAAACTACTTTAAGTTTTCGTGCTAAACCTTGTTTTTGTTTTAATGTCATATATCCTGGTTATCCCACCAGTGGGGTTATTAATTATTAATTACTTACTTCTTCTTTCGAAGAAGGTCTCTAAAGAAGGCATAGAATTTTTCTATAAAACGTTTTTGTTCTTTTGTAGTTTTCTTTTTTACAGAATCAAGAAATTCAGCAGTAAGTGTAAATGCTTGTTTGTCTCGATTAATTTTAGCGATCTTCATCCCTTCTTCAATGATAGCAAATTCAATAGGATATGGATGTGTATATTCCAATCGAATTTCTTCTCCTTTTTTAATATCTCTATCGGTTACTACTCTAATTTGTCGAGTCACATCTACAACATGTATTCTATCTGACTCGACAAATGTTGCTGCTAATTCTTCTGAATTTAATTGTCCAACTAGGATACTTGCCATTTCATTTGCACTTATTTCAAATGATTTATTAGCTTTAGGAATAAACTTCATAAGTTTTTCTTTTTTTGCTTTTGGAGAATAATTAACTTGAATAGTGTAATTTTTCTTTTTTAATTCTACTGCTTTTTTTGCCATATTTTATTGTGCGTTAAATAAAGAACCATTTTTAATATCTTCCATTAGTTTTGTTACACCGATAAGAAGATTACTTTGAGCTTCCAAAGTAACTGCATTTACTATTGTTGAAAATTCATTATCTCCCACTAAAGGATTTTTAACCATACTGTACTGTATAAGTTTTAAAACAGCATGAGGGTATTGTGATGATATTACCGCTAAGTCTTGTTTGAGTGTATTGTTTTCGTTATCCATGAAATTGTATTTATTTAATTTTTAATTGTTCTACTGACCAGGAAAGAACGGTAAGTTTGCTGCTCTTCCAATTGACGCATCCACAGATGATCCCATTGGTGATTGTGGTCGTGCAATTTGATTTTGACCTTTCATCATTGTTGCATCAGGATTTGATGAAACTCCTGGAATATTATTCATTGGATTTTGTCGTTTTACTGGTGGGATAGTTCCAGGTGTTGCTGGTGGTATGTCATTACTTTGAGATGGTTGTAATCCAGCTTGTTCCTCAATTGCTCGTTGAACATCTGCAGGAGCATCTTTATATAATTTAGTTTTATCAATTGGTTCTTCTGAAGATGGAGGTGGGATAGGTGAAGGTTCCATTGCCATAATTGCATCGTATTGTTTTTTTGCAATATAGTCGTAAATATTTTGTTTTTGAATTTTAAGAAGTTGTTCAAATGATTTTAATTGTGAAGCCGCTGCTTCAGGATCAGTAAGTCGTAATTGGAATATTGTATTTATTTGATTTGTAATGATAGGGAACAAAGCCATAAAGTTTTGCTTTTGAATTTCCATTGATGGAAGAAGCATTGATTCTGGATCAATAATAAATTCAATATATGCTCGTTTATGTCCATGTGCATTCATTTCATCAAATAATCTTTTTTGTGAAATAACTCGTGTTGGTACATCTTCAAGAAGTTCTCCTTCTGGAGTAAAGTCAAAATTCATTCGTAGGTTTTGAGATGCAACTACCGCATATCCAGTTGGATTACCTTCATCATCAACCATTTCTTGTGATTCAATAAAGTAATCAGGGTTTGCTTGTGCAAATGCTGCAAGATCTTCATCTGAGTCAATAAGAAATACTTTATCAACAGGATATGTTTGTTCAATCCAACTCATTGCAATGTGTGCATCTGTTTGAAGCGCAGCCATCATAGAGTTTCGAGGAGGTGTAAGTCGATTAAACGCAGCTTCTTTCAAAATAACTGTAGATCCAAGTGTTGATTCTGCATTTGTACCAGCCACAATATTGTTAACCCCCGTGTTTTCTTCAATTGCTTGTTTTTGTTGTTGACCAAATGCAATACCTTGTTGCACATTTCCTGTTGTTCGAATTACATCAATTGTAGAACCTGGACTTTTAGGATTAATAATGTTTGGAGATCGTTTGTATGTATTTGAACCATTTTGTACTTGTGGTCCAAAAAGAAGTGGGAATATTTCTGCTTCTACTTGTTGTGCGTTGAGAGAATTAATGTATGTAAATAACGCAGTGTTTCCTCGCATCATTTCGTAAAGCCCAACTCCGTATGGATCAAGAATATTTTTTGTAAAACATCGTGCAACGAGAATAGATCCGTATGAGTCATCGTTTGGTAATTCACCATCGTAAATAATATATTTACCACATTTTACAATGTATCGATTGAGTAGTACGTTTTCATAATATCCAATTGTGTATGAGTGTTCTGCTTTAAATTGATTTTCATCTTTTGCTTCATCTGAAGTAGAACATTCCTCAAGGAATTTTTTTCTATTTTTAAATTCTTTTGCACCTGGTACCATTTTGAAAAACTCATCTTTCAAAATATCTTTTTCATAATACACTTCAAATGCTGACCAATAATCTCCAACTGATTGTCCAAGACCAAGCCATGTTCTTTTGGGGTCCATTGGTTCTCGGTAGATATCATCAAATAGAATTTTTTCAATTCCTCTTCGTTCAACTGAAACTCGTCGTGGATATGTTCTCCACGCAGCCCATCCATAAGTAAGAAGGTTTTGATATGTTCGTTCTAGTGTATTTTGTCCGTTTGCACCTTTAAGATACCATGTTCTTTTCCATAATTCATAAGAAGCTTTTCCTCGCACTTTGTCATCACAAATGACTTGCGCATCAGGGAGTTTTCCAGCAAGAACACTTGTTGCAATAAGAATTTTAGAAAGCGCAATAGGTTCTTGTGATACAGGAACACCAGAGCGGTTTTGATCTCTGTTAGACATTTTTTGAGGATACACATTAATGTCATATGCGCCGTTCGCCATTTTGTTGTACACAACCATCGATCCCCATCCATTTGATTCATATAATTTTTGTCCATATGTAACATTAGTATTTATTATGTTGTCATCAATTTCTTTTGCAAGTCCATCAAACCGTTCTCGGTATTGATTGCTCTTCATGTCTTTCTTTTTTTGCTCTACAAATTTATAAGTTTCTTGATCTGTGTAAGAAATTCTTTTTTTCCCTTTTTTAACAGCTGTACCATCATCATTGGTAATTTTTGAATCAGTTATTGTAGATTGATTATCCATATATGTTAATTGTAATCATTAATTAATAATTATGCAATAGAAGATTGTCAATATCTAATAACTTTCTCCATAAATTAATCTCATGTGAGAATTATCCTGACTTTCTGTCGTTTCTATTTTTAAAACACCTTTCTCTTGAAGGATAGAATATGCAATCGATGCCGCCATTATTTTGTCGTCATGCTTTCCTGCAATAGCTTCAGCTTTCCCTTTCACATTTCTCACAAACGTAGTCATCTCTTCAAGAAGTGCGAGCGGGAACCCTTCATTCTTTCGGAGGAATACTGCTTTGAGCGCAGCAAGCATAAAATATCTATTACTACTCATTGTCTTCCAACCAAAAAACTTAGTCTCCTGCTTTGTTATATTATCAAATGCTCTCCGATAATATAGATTCACATACCCCATTTTATCAAGACAGTCGTTTACCCACAGACCGTCCTTGTTCGATTCAATCCCAAGAAGCGCCCAGTTGTAGTACTTCCCAAGATTATACATATCAATCGCATACTCATCTGGTGGCACTTGAGATGAATACACAGCAACACATTCCTCAGTTGTCTGATCAATAACATATCCTACTTGGGCATCCCCATGTGCAAGACCTTCTGATGTATCTCCACCAACAATATATCTATGTCCAGGAATTGGGTGCGCAAATATTTCAAGTGATCCTGCTGTGTTAGGAAAAAATTTAATATCATCTTTTTCATCTTTTATAATCTCCCCCTTCTCTCCATTTTTTGATTTGGAAATCATTTCGAATACCTTTCCTTGTGGGAAATAGTTTTGACCTGTAGCAAGAAACGCTTCCTCTGGTGTGGTAGGAAACTCTTGGTGTAATTTATGTATCGCATCTGGTGAGTTTTTACCTCCCATTTGTTGATACTTCATATAATAATACGTTATTTCTTTGTCCGTTAAATTGTGCTCTTTTTGATACTCAGCCCAATCTATTTCACACCGTTCCATCTCTTCAACTGGAACAATCTGTGTAATTTTCGCCATTTCCGTATCGTCGTACTGCCAATTATAAAAGTGCGGAAGAAATTCAACTCGTGACAACATCGCTGTCACTTTATCCCGTCTCGCCCAGTTCGCATGAAACATTTCAAAAAAACGTCCACTCGCCCCCTCTGCTGTCGACTCTATAAAAATAAATCCATCAAATGGTACCGCTGGAAATGTACCTGTTTCCACTTCTTGCGCCGCTTTCGGGTACTGTGCACACATTTTTGCAAATTCTGATATGTGAACGTAAAAAAAAGTACCAGATCGTCCCGATGTCGCTACTTGAATCGCAGATGTTGATCCAATATCAGGACCATAATCCACCACCACCTGTATTTTTCTCGCTGAGTTTCGTTGTAATTTGAAAAACGCCCCTTTTATTTCATCCGCCATATTTCTCAGTGCAAAATCTATTTTTCTATCAAAAATTTCAGCAGCATCCTGCACTTTATGCGCAATAATTATTCCTTCTCTGTTGGTATTAAAAAGTATTTCATCAAGAATATGAAGATCAATATACGTTGTGAACCCCAACTGTCGTGATTTACAAATAATATGCCGATGATATGGATTTGGTATATTCAAATATGTATCAAAAAAGTGTTTTTGAGCCCGATTCATTTGAAATAACTCTTTCGTCCCTGATTTCGTAACAATCCAATACAAGTTCTTCATTCTCCATTCCTTATCATCAATAAGTTCTGGATTTTTTTGCAACTCTTCAATTATTTTTGCATTATGTACCGCCTGTTTTACTGCTGACATTTTTTATACTATTTATTTTTTTTATAAATCCAAATTCAATCCATAATCAACTGGATCGTTAAGTGCTTTTTCCAATTCCGTTGGCAAAGGATACGTCTCCTCCTTACTCGTTGCCCCTAATTTTGACGGAGTTTTAAGCGGAGCTTCTTTTTTCTTTTTCTCTTTAAAGAAAAAAATCAAAACCTTTATTTTAAGCCCTGAAACCTTTAAAAAAGTTGACAAGGTACATATTTAGATTGTGAAATCAAAAAAGGTACATATTTTTTACAAATATGTACCTAAAAATATCCTTATTTATAGCCCTACTTCTTAAAAAAGGTACATAAGGTACATAT